AAAACCCCTCCATATGTACAATAATTGTACCACATTTAGCACTTTTTGTCAAATTTTTCAATAAAAAAATCTCTGGATCATATGGTATTCAGAGCTAATCTACACATTAATTATATATTAATTAAAAATAAAACCTCGTAAATTCGAGGTTAATAATCTATATGGTCGGGAAGACAGGATTTGAACCTGCAACCACTCGGTCCCAAACCGAGTGCTCTACCAAGTTGAGCCACTTCCCGATATTATGGCGTCCCCAAGAGGAGTCGAACCCCCAACCTTTTGATCCGTAGTCAAACGCTCTATCCAGTTGAGCTATGAGGACAATATCGTCCTGAAAAATATATTTTAAAGCTCAGTTAGCTTTTTAAAGATGGTGGCTTCAGTTGGAATAACAAAGCACCAACTGATAATCATTTTACACCATATATATGTGGTTTGTCAATACCTAAATCACACTATTTTTCTTAAAAAAACATAAAAATTTAAAAAAAGTGTGTTTGGAGTGTGTTTGAAAATGAACAATAAATGTATTAATTTAAGATTAAGAAGTAAACAATATAATAAATACTTCTTCTGTAAAAAAATAAATAAATCTATCAGCCTAAACGAGTGTAAATCATGTGTTTATAAGGAATACAAGAAAAGTGTCTCAAATGGTCTGAAAAAACCTTTAAAGCAAGTCAGTAAAAAACGTGCTAAATTAGAAAGAAATAGATTTAGTTTATTTACTGATAATTTAGATAAGTGTTACTTCTGTAATAAGCCTAAAGATGACTTACATGAGTTACTGGGTGGTAGAAACAGAACTAACTCTATGAAGTACGGATTAGTATTACCAGTGTGCAGAGAACACCATAATGAAATACAGCACTCACAATATTATAAAAGAATTGCACAAATAAAGTTTCAAGAAGTTTATCCTAAACTTAATTTTGTTGGGATATTTAAGATTAATTATCTTTAGAATTAAACTTTTAAAATTATATATTGTAATTTTATGTCGCTTTGGTGTATAATATTTATCAGAGTGACACATGATTGTTAGGTGTTCTACCTCAGTCCATATATATAAATTTTAAAAATTTTTATAGATGTGAAGGAGGTGAGGTCCTATGATTGAAGGAGAAAATTATGAACAATTTAACATTGTTCTTAATATATCTAATACTCCTAGTATTAGAAGAAATTTTCAACAACAAGAAAGGGCATTAAAAAAGAACACCGTATCAACTAGAACGGTGTTCACATGGTTATAAGGACTGAGTGAACACCTGACATTGCAAATCAAGTATCACTCTTTTTTATGTCCATTAATATTTTAATCAATAGTTAAGAAAATATAACTATTTCTTGGTTTAATATATTATCACTTGTACCACTAAATGTCAATACATTTTGTATCACATTTGTATACATTAATATAAATAACTATAGTAATAACATAATCAAATTTACTTCTATTAACAAGTACATTATACCACAATTTGTATCACATTTGCAAGTCGTTCATTGAAATTGTGAAAATAACGGGATAAATTAAAGAAAATAAAAAACTGGTTTTGAATGAAATTATTCACTCTTAACCAGAATTTTTTTATTCTACTTTAGTAAGTTGTTCTTTTGTTACCCAACCCTTATCTCCATTATGTATAGTTTTACCCGCAGATATATGGTAAGGTCTTTTTGCACCTTCACAAATTAAAGTTATGTATCTGATATCTGTTTTATCATTAGGATTACCACTATAATTTGCAGTTCTACTACCTGTTCCATCTGATGCTGCTGTTGCGTAACCTTTCACGCAAACCTTATCTCCTAATTTGAATTCGTCAACTGGAGTTGGTTCTGGTTTAGGTTCAGGTTTTGGTGTTGGTTCTTCTTTAACAGCTGGATTATAAATAAAACCCCTAAATCTATATTTACTTCCTATGCCCCATCTGCCATTTGAATTACTTCTTTTAGCATTATAAAAAGTGCTAATTCCGTAAGCACTTTCACTTGTATAAATTGTATTATCATCTAGCACTTCTTCTACTATTGCAACGTGTCCTGCTCCATCGTCGGCATTTCCAACAATGCCTTTAGCCCATACAACAATTGAACCAGGTTTAGGAGTTTGTCCGACTTCCAAACCAGCCTTTTTAGCTTTTTCAATAAAGCTCTCTGCATTACAATTCAAAGTATTATACTTATTTCCTTGAAATCCTGTTAATTCAGTTATAATTTCATTAAATCTACCATTCGCATATCCAACACAGTTTGCTAGAACATCACAGTCTTTATCTGTTGGACTTCCTTGAATACAAGAATTCCATCCTCCTGTTGCTTTACGGATATATGATTTATTACCTTTAGTAGGCTTACTTGTTCTCTTCGTAAACATTTTCAATTTCACTTCCTTCCAATAATTCTTTCAAACCGTCTTCATTAACTGTAGTTTGAATTTCCATTTCTTTTGCTTCTTCCATCTTATTCACTCTCCTTTTTTGTTTTAGATGCAAAATAAAAAGTCATAACCATTATGACTAAATCTTTATAATCAGCTTCTACTATACCTTTAAATACCATAATAGTATAACTTATTATTACTATTAAACTTATTATAGTCTTTAAATCAATTAATTTTGCTATTTTTTCTTTCATTTTTATTCACTCTCCTTATAATTTGTTTTCTTTCTTTAATCTCTCCCATTTGTCATGGACATAACTATTACCACCGTGCTTACAATAATAATCATATAATTCATAACTTCTCATCTTTTGTTCTGGTGATACTTTTTCTTTATCTGTAAGTTCCATAAGATTAATCAAATCTGTTTTAATACTTGATAAGTTATTCTTAGATGTTTCTTCCCGCAAATCTTTAATTTCTTTTCTAATCGGTTCTAGTCTGTTATCAATTACTTTTGATACACTTTTAACAGTACCATTCTTTATGTATTTAATAGAACCTATCAAACCTACTAAAAAAGTCAAGGCCTTTGCTAATTCTCCCAAAGTTAAACTTTCCATTTTTATGCTCCTTTCTTATTCATATACTGCAGTAACTATTACGTTGGACCAGTAATTATCATGGACAAATTCCATGTAGCTGCCTGAATAAACTTGTAACGGAATTGTTGCATCAACTCCTGAGCCAACATAAGCAATGGTCTGTGACCAATATTTTGAATTACTTCTTGAAACTCCATCTAAATTGGCTAAAATATTATCATACCCAACATAAGAATAAAAGCCTTCGGCTGTAAACTTTAATGCAATTGTAATTATGAAGAATTTTACCCTAGCAGAAATTTTTATTTTTCCATCTGATAATGATAATATTTCATTGTTTGAATTTTTTACTGTATCAAAATATAATGTATTAACAGCTGCAGCACTAATTCCTTGATTTGAAGCACCTCTTTGATAAGTTTGACAAGTAAATTTTAAAGACTTTTGTGAAAATAAACTATCAAGAATACCTTTAAGCGCACTTCCTTTATAACCAACACTTCCACTATCAAGCATCATATTTTCTATTCCAAAACTTTCTTTATTTTTCATTCCTATTCCTCCCAACTATCAACTTTAAAAAATTTCAAAAACAAACTATTTACTCTTAAACTACCATCTTCGTAAATTCCAAATGCTTCAATACCTTTTGGAGTAATTTGTATAGTTTCTAAAGTAGTTAATTTGTCTGATATTTGAAATTTGAATTCATAATTCTTTTGATAGTTAAAACTACCATCTAGATTATTACTAAAAGAATATGTATTGTTTTCTAAAGTTGGAGTTAGTGTTCCACCATTACTCCAACTATCATATCCTTTTTCTCTATAATACCAAGTGATGTTTAATGAATTATTAACGCTGCCAAAACTGCCATTAAAATAATTTCCGGTTAAATTAACTACAATAGTATTACTCGTCGGACTTTCACGTTTGGTTTTAGCATTTCCTGTTAAAACAATATAGTCAATTAATTGTCCGGTCGCTGAAAAAGTAAATGTTTCAGAAGCACCACGACTATTAGTTAAAGTAACATCTACACTTTTATTTTGAAGTTTGGTAATATCATAAACATTTTTACTGGTATCAGTAATGTTGTTGTTAGCAATTACTAAACTTTTAATAGTAGCATTAATATCATTTACACTGCTAATTCTTTTTGAAGTTATTGTAAGTCTTCCAGTTGAAAAACCTTTCACTATACTATTTGAAGTATCATTACCTGATGTCAGTTTTGATGTTAAAGCATTTACATCAATTAATGTTCCTGTTAAATTAGGCTTACATATTTCTTTGTCAGCATAAATTGTAAAAGTAATTGAAGAAGTACCAATTGAGCTTGAGCCATTATAAGTAGTTAGTAACATAGTTCCTGTCTTGCTTTCAGTCGTAAATTCATTATAGTAATCTACTGGTACATTAAAATTGAAAGATGAACCGCTTAATTTAACTTCAGTCGTTTGTAAATTGCCTTCAGAATTTAGATACTTTACATTATTTCCAAAAGTTAACTTTATTGAATGAGTAAAAGTTGAACTTGCAGGGTTAAAACTAATAGGATTTACTTTTTCAACAAAGCCTGTGAATGTAACTGCTTTAGTGGTGCGTGCAATAGTCGAAAGTTGCATTGAACCAGACTCAGAAGCAGACTTTGGTGTATATGAAGCGGTACTTGACTGACTATATGAATACTCAATATTGATGGTTTTCTTACCATCGTCATTATGTTTAACTGTAGTTGTACCACTGGCTAAAGTAACAGTTGTGTTTTTACCACAACTTTTTTGTGATGTATCATGAACAACTTTAACACCATTAATTTTCAAAATAAGAGTTGAACCAATTGATTCAAAGTTATAACCGTTTTTACTTTTCATTTGAACTAAGTACGAAAGTGTTGATGTATTATTTTCTATACTGGTTGATATTTCGCTTATTGTAATAATAGATGTATAATTAGAATTCGCGTGTGTTGCATATAAAACCATACTAATCGCCTCCTAAATAAAAGAAGCCTAATCCTTTGCCATGAACCTCATCGCTAGTCTCTTCGATACGAAAATTCGGACTACTTAAATATTGTCCAAATTCGATATTTTTTGAATAAGTAATTGTCTGACCTTTGTACTTAGTAAGTTCGGTTTGTTCAGAAGCCTTTTCATCAGTTACATAACCCGAATAAAAAAGAACGTTACTGCTCAAACCAGTTTTATCTTCGATTTCTAGCGCCGCCTCATCTAATTTAGAAGCAGTTTTAGCCCCACTTTTATTAACATGAAAGCCTTCTGAGTCCATTACAAATCCAGTTTTAGTGTCAACCTTAGTAACACCATCTTGTTCAATTTTAGTTATAATTTCAGTATTTTTTGCTGTTGCCGTAATATTTTCTTCAACACGATTTAAAACAGTCTTAACATTTTCAACTGTTGCATAATCATTTAACTTGTTGTTGATGCCTGATATTTTGTTGTCTGTTTCAGTTAATTTAGTTGTTGTCTCAGAAACTGAAGCACTTATTCCGTTCACATCTTCTTGTATCTCTGAAACTTTTTTTGTATTAGATGTCGTTTCTTCTGCTAATACAGTTATTTTCTTTTTATTGTGATCCACATCTAGTTTTACTTTATTAATTTCAGATTTGCTACTTCCAGCTAAATTATAGTCAGTCATGGCATTTTCCATCGGAGCACTAATATTAACACTTATTCTATTTGCTATCTCATAATTAAGAAGAGTCAATAATAAAGTATTATCTTCTTTATCTTTTACAGATATAATATCATTTAAATCCAAACAAAAACCATCTACAAAATTGCTTAATGTAAATGGTATATAAGACATTCCTATTATGTTAGCAGCTATATCTTCTATCATTTCTTCTCTATAAAGGTCTACAAACGGATTATCAACAATTTTATACTCTACTCTATCTGTCTCAATTATTTCGGGATAAACAATATCATCATTCATTCCTTCTTTTCCTAAGACCAAAGTATTAAATGTTATTTTATTTTCTTTAGTTAATTTTATATATCTACTTCTTTCAATATCATAATTAACATTTGTAGGAGATTTAATTACTAGTTTCCCCTCACGATTTACAAAAGCAATACTACCGGTTATTTCTGCAAATCTACTTACTACTTCACGATAGGTTATATTTTCTGCAAAATTAGGTTGTTTAAAATTGTAAGCTGATAAATTAAACAAGTTAGATTCTAACTCAATAGATAATTTTGTACATATTTCTTGTATTATTTCTAATCCAGTATAAGTCGTATTATTATCCCATGACAAGTTGCTTTCATAAGGTACATCAAAATCTTGTGTTTTATCTTGAACATTACTAAAAGATACTGTTTTACTAGTAACATTGGTTTCTATATCTTTTGCTTTAGGAATAAATATACCTTGTAAAATCCATTCTGTAGTGTCATTAACTTCAATTCCTTTATAAATTTTTAATTCTTTATTTTCAAAATCTATATTATTGTTACGATTATACATTTCAAAAGAGCAAGTTTTTGCAGGAAAACCACCAAAAATAGTAGAATTGCTATGTGATATTTTAGGATTTGTTTTTATTACAGAACCATCAAATTCAGTAGTTCCGACTATTATTTTGTTTTTAACTTTAATTGACGTTGATGTGCCTAACTTATTTTTTAACTCATCACTAATTTGTATCATTATTCCACCTTATTAGCGATAAATCTAATTTGAAAAGGATCGGCAATAAAAGAACCATTTATTAGTCTTGCGGTTATTTTATCGCCAGTTACATACATTGATTTTGTGACAAAAGATTTACTTTTTAAATCATAATAAGTTACATTCACATCAGATTCGCCAATTAAATTTATTAATTCACTTACTGCATCTTCATCTCTATAATCTTTAAAGTCATAATACACTTTATCTAACATTCCAATAATGTCGTGCCACATACTACCGTCATCACTTCTACCAGATTGCTCTCCTTCTTGCATTGCGTATTCCCAGCCAATATCATCAGCAATATAAATTTTATCTTTTATTTTAAATTCTTTTTTTTCCATTTTTCCTCCTAAGATAAAAAGACGAGTTAAGAAAGAACTAAAACTCGTCCAGCATCAATTTGTGCTTGATTTATTTTTTGTATAATCATTTTACCATCTTCATATTTGTGATAAATAGTGATTTCTATTTCCTGTTTGCCAACGTTAGAACCAGCATCTAAAATAGCTTTTTTAGTTTGTTCATAAATTTTGCTTTCCGGTGATATAATTTCTCCTTCACGTTTGTTATCTCCAACAATTGCCAATTGTGGATTATTTGCCCTTGCATAGCCACCTTGAGCAAGTTTTGGAATTGTATTAATATGAAAGCCTTTTCCACCTACAACTGGCACCCAATCTGGAATTTTTATCTTGTTTAAACCTTTTATAAAAGCATTCAAACCATCTATAATTAAATTAATTGGTGCTTTGAAAAGAGCTACAAGTCCATCAAATATTCCTTTAAAAATATTTTTTACTCCAGTCCAAGCTTTTTTCCAATTTCCAGTAAACACACCAGTTATAAAATCTATAATACCGCCAAATAATCTAAAAATACTTTTTACTGCATCACTTATAAAACTTACAACAGTTCCAAAAACACCAGTTATCAGTCCGCCAATAAAGGAAAAAGCAGGAGAAAGTTTATCTAATAACCAACTTAATACAGGAGATACAACTTTATTATAAATTTCTAAAGCACCGTTGACCAGTTTCATAATAAAGTTTCCTACTTCTTCAATTAAACCTTTTATATGTTTATCCCATAACCATGATAAAGTCTCTAAAAATGGTTGGACTATTGGTTCTAATATGTTATCCCAAATGCTTTGAAATAAACTTGTTAATTTCGTAACAAATTCTCCGACATTATTAACTAATGGTTCACCATATTGGTCCCATAAATCTACTAGTATTTTGGTAAAATCTTCCCAAGCTGTAGTAATTAACTGAACTGCAGGATTTATCGCGTCTTCCCAAATAGAATTAAATACATCACTTACACCGGCAGTAATTTGCGGACCCCAAGTATCAATAGCTGTTTGAACATTAGTCCAAAAATTTGTCCAAAGTGTAGACATATTTAAAGTAGAATTATACACACTACTTTTAATATTCTCCCAAGTAGTTTTTACATTATTTACAAAATCAGTACCCAAAGTTGACCAATAATTCCATAAAAAGCTCCCAGCAGATGTTGTCGCACCTACAAATGCTTGAATTGGAGCACTATTCCACATTTCTTTTAATTTATCTTTAATGTTCTCTATTTTTCCAATTAATTTTGAATCATCCATAGTTGGAGTAATTGTAGATGTATCTAAATTTGTGCCTCCACTTCCGCTAGTATCAGAAGAGCAATCGGAATCAGAAGAAGATGTTTTTAACACATTTATTTCATCTAAATTAGAAAAAGCTTTATTAATTTTTTTAGCAGATTGAGCAGCATCTTTTGCAGCTGATTTTGAAGAAGTACCAACTCCACTTATTGCATCATTAGTTTTTTGAATAACATTTGGCATTTTTAAACCAAAGGTTCCCATTATAACTTGTAATTTTTCAAATAATCGAGTTATCGCGCTAATAGCAGAATTTATAATAGGTATAAATAATTGCGCTAAAGGAGTAACTACTTTACCAATAGCAACAGTCATTTGATTAAAATTAAACTTTAATTGCTGTACCTGTCCAGAGAATGTCTTTGTATATGCTTCAGCATCTCCAACTTGAAATCTAGTTTCTTCCATTATGCCATTATATTCTGCTTGTATTTTTTCTGCTTGTGTCAAATTGTTAGAACTTTTACCAATACTGTTAGCATAGTCGTCCCACATTTTGGCTACATTTTTTGTTACACCTGCATTATCCACAAGTATTGAATTTTCATTTTTTAAACCTTCAGTTGCAGTCACTACTGCTTCGCCTAAATCATATGAAGCTTGTCTACCAAACGCTGCACTATCTTTAAGTCTTGATAATACATTTTCAATTTGTGAAGCATCATACCCTCTAGACAAAAGATTTTTATATGCCGTTGCAGTTTCTTCTATAGAAACCAACCCATCAGCAGTATATTTTTCAATAAAACTTTGTGCTTGAGAAAATGAATTACCTGTCCCTTGAACAATGCTATTTAATCCCGTAAAAGCACTTTGCATTTTACTAGCACTATTTACACAAGTTTTAGTAAAATCAACAACCTGTTTCACAGCAAAAGCTCCAGCAATAAAGCCACCTATTTTTTTAAAGGAACTTGAAAATGCGCTTTCAGAAGATTTTATTTTATTATTTAAACTTTTGTCATAATTTGATGAATTTAAATCTAAATCTACACTAACACTACCTACACTATTTTTTGCCATTTTCTCACCTCCTAGCCAAAAATTTTAGAAAATATTTTTGATATATCTTCTTTTTTAATTTTTTTTCTTTCATTTTTTCTGTTTTTATTATTATAATTAGCCCATTTTTCTCGGATTTCTTTTTCATGTTTTGTCATGTTATTTATTTTTTTTAAGTCATTTTCAGACCTTATTTGCACTACATAACCAAGTGGAGTTTCTCCATTTAAACCACTTAATAGTTGTCTAAATTCCTCGCATGGTATAGTTTCATATTCGTAATAAAGTCTAATACCATATTGTTGTGCAAAACTAGAAACAATCAAATCCCAGTCAAACTCTAAATCATAATAAGTTTCTGGGCTAATTAGTTTTTTCTTGCTTCATCTTGTAATTTTTTAGGGTCTTCACCTATAATTGCACCCATAATGCAATAAGATAAATAAACAGCACTTTCAACTGGTAAATTCATTTCTAATATTTCTTTAGCAGCTTCTTTTCCTAACGCTAATTCATAAATTTTATTAGTTCTTTCGTTGTCATCTAATTCATTATTTTTTTGTACTTTTGTTATTTCTTCAAATGTCTTTTGTCTATTATCTACTGTATATAATTTATCTACTATTTTTAGTTGTGGACAATTGTCTCCACTTAACATTTCCTTTGTTATTCCTGTATCTATAATTCTCATATTTTTCCTCTCTTTCTAAAATAAAAAAGGGTAAAGAAATCAATCTTTACCCCTAGCTAGCTGGTGTAAAAGTTGGCTTTCCCTTTCCAGTTAAATCTCCACTAAGTGGAGCTACATCAGTTGCACTACCTAATATATCTGTTAATGCAGTTACTGCTGTGAACTCTAATTTTGAACCATCTGGAAATTCAATTTGCCAATCTGCCTCTGCTTCTTTTCCTAATTTGTATCTTAAGCCCTCAAGATAATCATTACCAGCATCTCCAAGTGTTCTTTTTCCACTAAATGAACCTGATAATGCTTTTCCAGTTAAGAATGCATTTTGCCATCCACCATCATTAATTGAATACCAAGTTTCAGTATTATTTTCAATACTTAAACTCACTTCTTCTAAATCTGCTATTTCACTATACACAGCAGTTTGTACAGATGCAGCAGAAGTTTTGATTTTTACTTTACAATTGCTTACTGCAAATTGTCCTACACTTATTGTAGCCATTTTTATCACTTACCTTTCTTCATAAAAATTTAATTCTATAGAGTATTCATAAACATTGTTATCATCTGTACCTAGATTAATAGGTTCATTGTATATCATTTCTACAAATACCCTTTTTGAATCAATAAAAAATGACCTTTCATTATAAAAGTCATATATTTTTTGTGCCATAATTTCAGCATCATTTTGATTTTTTGTATATCTTAATAAAATAGTTATAGGTTTTATGTTTGTTGACTTATTTTTTATTCCACCAAATACTCCAACATACTCTGAATTTCTTTTAGAATTATAAAAACAAATTGCATTTTCTTTATTATTATCAATTTTACCTATACTTATAAATTCATTCCAGCCAAAATTTTCTTTAAAATCTTCTTTGTATTCTTTTAAAGTCATTGTAATTTTCCTTTCATAATTTTTGCAAACTTTTTAGAAGTCCAATTTTTCTTTTGACCATTAATATATGTTTCAAACCACATACCACCGGCATTCTTATTTTTAGTTTTTTGAAAATTGTATTCAGGATGAAAATATAACCTTCTTGCATATGGAGTGTCAGACACTATAGTTACTCTCCCACTTTTTTTCTTAGAGTCATCTATAAAAGTACTTCTATTTTGTAATGCACCCGTATCAAACGGCATAGTTTGACTTTTTTGTAAATCACTTTTTAAAGCATCTGCAGTCTCAACTAGGGCTTCTTTCATAAGTTTTTTTACATATTCATTACCTTTATGATTTATTTTACCAGTAACTTTAACCTTCATTATTTAACCTCAAATTCGGTATGATGAATTGCTCCGTTTGGATTTCTAGGTCTATAACCAGCATATATTTCATATTGCCTGTCATTTATGGTGATGACACCATCACTAATTGTTTTTAATGATGGTGCTATATCACCTTTTATGATAACTTTTCCAAGTAAAGTAATTTGTTTGCCTTCTGCATCAATAATTCTTTTAGCTTTTTCGCTGAAAATACATTTACCACTTGTTTTCAAACTTTCAAGCGGACTTCCTTCTTCTGAAATTACTTCTTGATATAAAACAAGTGAATAATCAGTTTTCAATAGCCAGTCAGGAAAAGGCAATACACTAATTTTATTAGCCATTATCTTATTTTGACATCCAAACCAGTCTTATGAATACAATCATAAGCTATTTCAGAAATATTATTCCTTTGCGCTATTGTTTTATTACCGCTAGAATTATCTTTACTCACAGATATATCTAATACGCTATAAGAACTAATATCTCTATTATTTTCATTATTATAGCCGTTTTCATAAATATATTCTGCTTGATAACAAATAGCTTCTTTTATTTTCTCTTTTTGAAATTCAGTTAGATTATCAAAACCTAATGCAACTATTCTATTAAATGTTATACTATCAATTTTTTCCTGTGCTAAATTTAAATACTTTCTAATTTCTTTATCTGGTAGTACATTACCATCAAATTCATTTAGGTAGTACTCTTCATTAACATAAAGTGTCATTTGCCACCTCCTTGAGTGACTACTTAGCCACTTCTTTTTTATTAATCAATTTATCAGGAGAAGAAGTTTTTTCTTCTTCCTTCATCTCCTTAAAATTGACATTATTTTTTAACTTATTGATATAGTAAAGAAGATTTTCTTCAATTACTACACCAGTTTTTTTATTCTTGAACTTTGCCATTTTTATCATCATCCTTTTTAGGTCGATTTTTAGTATCTTTCTTATCATCCTTTTTAGGTTGATTTTTAATTATTAGTCCAACTGTTCTCATATTTCTTTCCTCCTTAAGCTGTTGGTGCTGCTTTATGATGTAAATAAATTCCAGCAACTTTATTTTCATATACATCAGCAAGACCATATTTTCTGTAACCAAATTTCCATGCATCAGCACTTTGATTTTGTTCTGGAGTTACAACTTTTGGTGCAATATGTTTATTGTATTGCATTACTGCATCTTTTTGAATAATCATGAAGTTGATGTCTGCTCCATTAGTATCTCCACTCTCTGAACCTTTAGCGTGTCTCTTATATCCACCTTTTGTTTCATTAGTTGACTTACCATCTAACATATCTATTGCAGTATAGAATCTTGTTTGTGGAACTAAAATAACTTGTTCAAATCTTGATAATACTTCTTTTGATTTAGTAGTATCTAAGTCATCAATTAATCCTTTTAATGTTGGAGTGATGAATAAGTATCTCTTTTCATAAGTTACTTCGTCTTCATCCATTTTATTTGTTGCTGCTCTTAAAGCACTTATGACATCAGCACCTGTTGATAGTGTTGCTGGTGTTGCAACCTTTGAAATACCACTTACACCTGCATAAGTAGCAAATCTAAATGCATCTCCCTCTGGAGCAACTTTTGTTCTAATGAATTCACTAGCTAATTTACCATATGCAATACCAGCACTTTCTTCATCATCCATTGAATCAACACTGAACATTCTACCTCTTTCATAATTAAATTTAACAGTTTCATTTGTTAGTGTAACATCACCATTTGTGTAACCACTATTTCTATCATAATCTCCTAATGCATCCATATCAATTTTAGGAATTATGATTTCATTTGCATTAGCTCCTTCTTTTGCTAGTGAAGTATCACTATCCAATACAGAAGTTACTGCTGCTTGTTTGTACACTTCATCTAATAAAGGTACATATTTTTTAATTTTTGCTATACTATTTGCCATTATTAATCATCTCCCTTTCTTTGGCAATAAAAAATGAGATTTATTTCAATCCCATAATTTTTCGCATATCCGCAAGTTCATCTTTTTGTTCTTCTTTTCCATCATCACCAATTTTGTAACCTTTTTTGTTTTCGTCAGATTTTGAAATTAGTTCCGGAAAATCTTTTAATAAGTCCTCGATTTCAGTATTTAATTTGCTTTCATCTAATGAACCATCTTTGTCAAGAATATTCTTTTTATCAACTAGTCTAACTGCTCTTGTAATTTTTTCTTCTTTGACATTTTTTCTCAATAAAACATTCTCAATTTTGGCATTAACTGCTTCAAGAGTTGCTTTTTCAGCTCTCTTAATAGCTTCTTGTGTTTTTTCATCAACACTTTTATTTTTTTCTTCATCTTCCCTTGCTTTTGCAAGAATAGATTTAGCTTTTTCAATGTCATCAATGCCTAAATCTTTTAATTGTTTTGCTAAAGCTTTTTGTTCGTTTTTTAAACTGATATCATTTAGTTCTTTATCTGTGTATTTTTTTTCTTCCATCTTTTTATCAGTTTCTTTCACTCCCTCATCTTTAGTATTTTTTGTAGTATCTTTTACTTCTTCTACATTTGAAGTTTGAACATTTTCTTGTTCCATAATTTCTCTCCTTTTTCTATGGATAAGGTCATCCACACTCCGTTTATTAGATACGGTCAAACTATATTTTAGTGCATAGAAAAAGTCGATATTTCTATCGACTTCATATTTATAAGCACCATAGAATAGATATTCCAGCCCTCGTATCCCTGAATAAATATCTACTCTATGCTACCCATAAAGGTAACACTAATTATTTTTTCTTATTTATAACATTTATTATTTCTCTATTTTCTAATCTTGTTTTCTCAAGTTCTGCTCTTATTGCAGATAGTACGCACATTATAAAAAATAGAAAAATAGCAATTATTATTAACACTGCTATCATAATATTTTCCTTTCTCATATCAAATCATTTTCATCATTATCATCATTATATAATTCATCATATGGAATCCCAAGTTCAATGCATTCTTTTAATTTTTTTAAATAAGTTTCATCATCATCAAATATATTTGTATAATCATTATTTCCAAATATTTTTTTATACTCTTGTTCCAATTTTTCTATTTGATTATCTAATTCCGTATTTTTCTTTTTAGATAATTTATTAAGTTTTTCTACAATATCCATTATTCACTCCTTTTAACAATTGTTTTAAAGTAATTATATGCATTTGGAAATATTCCCTTTATATAGCTTAATTCTTCCAAATCTTTACGAATGCTTGCACTTCCAAAATGTGCAAATGCCTCAGCAGTTAATGTTCCTTTATTTTTCCAGTATTTTTCAGTATGTTTATACTTTCCTACACACTTATTACCTGTTATTCCACCAATTAAATCAGACACACTACTCATTTTAGTGCTTTTGCTTAATGCTTTGCTGATTTCTCTGTATGCTTGGTCGTCAGTAACATTATACCATTTTTTATAATTATTTAAAACATTATTAAAATCTTCTTTCAATAATTCTTCAAATGTTTTATCATCAGAAACATATTCCAATAAATAATCAAGATTATGTGATATTTCATGGAAAAATGTTTTATATTTCCCTCTTACATTAATGGAGTCATTTTTTAAATTTAACTTTATATTATTAAATATAGGATTGAATCTTGGTGTCTTACGAGAATATATATTTTTAAAATTAAAATTATTAACATTATTTTTTATCAGTTTTTTCATTGTAGTTGGAGAATTATTTATGATTTCTCTTATTTCTGAATAATAATCAACAGGTAATTGATTTATTTTTAATGGGATTTTTTCATTTGTTTTTAAATCATAAATGTTGTTAGATATACTTTTCTTAATCTTTAACCATTTTTTCTTAAAAGCATTGCTATTTTTAATGTTATTATTATCAAGTGAACCAATTTTTAATCTATTAAATCTTTTAATATTCCTATCAACATAATTTAATTTCTCATTTGTTAGTTCATTTATTTTATTATTTATCCAGTCAACATCATTTTCATATTCTTCATCGGTATAATCTTCTATATCTCCAGCTTCAGGATAATATGTTGTTAATCCGTGGCGACAATTTGGATGTAAAAACCCTTGTTTCATTGCTTCACTTAGTAACATATACTTGCCATCTTTTTTAGTACCACCAGAATATACATCATCAATGAATATCTTATTTTCCCATTTTTGACATATAGGACATGCACCACCATGAGAAGTTGATTGAACTAATACTCTACCTATTGACTTTCTAAAATCACCTTCACCCATTAATTGAGCTCTTAAACCAGCTGTTCTAACAGCCATTTGAGAATAACTAGCAACATTAACTCTTCTGCCATTCTTATATTCAATGCAGTTAAAACCTCTATTTAAAAAGTCCTTATTTGCTTCATCTATTGCCAATTTTGTTTTTTGAAGTTCTGTCAACTTTTTAGTCGCCATATTAGACACCTGTTTTTCAGTAAACACACCATTAGAAACATAGAATGCACTTTTATGAATAACTTGTCTATACTGGTCATTTGCCATTCTCAAGATAGCTGTATTGGCTGTGCTTAAGTCATTATTTACCACTTTTATCAAAGCATTAACCTTTCTATCATTTGTTCTAAAAAAACTATGATTCATTAACTTATTAGGCTGAAAATTTTTACCCATTATTTCATTGTACTTATTAATCGCATTAATCGAACCTTGTTTAAGTTCATTATTTAGATGTTTAGAAATTTCTTTGGGTAATCCCTTAGTGTAATTCTCTATGATGTTTTTATTTACTCGTTGATATCTTTTTAATTCTTTTAACTTTTCAGCCTGCCATTGTGAATATTCAAATCCAGTATCTTTTTCTTCTTTAAGATGTTTTTTATAATTTTTCTTCATTGAAGAAATAAGTTCTAACTCCATATCTTCATATATTTTTTTTATATTATAATCATTCATTATTTATCACTGCTTTGAATTACTTTAATATCAGAAAACTTACAATTAACTGTTGTTGATACTGTATTATCTTTTTTTTCAGTAAAACTTACTTTTTCATTACCATCCCAATTAGTTATGCTGAAATAAGTTATATTTTCATAAGTTTTACCATCATATCTAATTTTTAAGTTTTTTATTGGTTTTTCTTTATTTTCTATCACTAGATTCACCTACTTTCATATTTAATATTTCTTTATTTTCAATTAAATCTAAATCATTGTTAATAGATGGTTCTTCCATATCAACTATTCCTTGCTCATTTTTTATTCTTTGTACTTCTTCTTTTTTCCAATTATCATCTTTTGTATCTCCGTAAAGTTCTTCAACACTAGTTTCTACGCTCATAATTCCATTTGCTTTCGCCTTGCCTATTGTTTCAATTTGCGCTTCAAAGGAAGGATTAGCATAACCACCAAATGATGCAACCCCTGGTGTATCTGTAATTTCATTGTCGTTCATCGTGTCAAGAACCTTAAATGTAATATTAACCATATCACTTATTACTTTTGTTAATACTTCAACGATTTGATTTCTTTTATATAATGTAGTCTTCTCTTTTTCTCTAGTCGCTTCCGCATTATCTATTTTTTTAGTATCAATTCCTAATGTGCTTGGACTAATTAAACCAGTTAAGCATTGGTCTAATGCAGTGATGTAAGTACTTAAAAGTGCTTCATATTGAATTTGTCCCTGTGTTGTTTCTATTTTATTTTTGCTCGCACCATCTTCTGAAATAGTTTCTTCAACTGATATAAAGTCATTATCTAAATCACTACCTCTTAATAATAATCCTGTTTCTGGATCTCTAGGTAATAATGACTCCGGTATATATGTTTTTATTTGACCTTTTCTTAGTGCCAACATCCATTGTGACCATACTTCATCGAAGGCATCAAAATTATCTAGCTTACCATCTAATAATGATTTGCCTCTTCCTTCATACTTTTTTGATTTTTTAAACATGACTGGTAGTGCCATCATAAACTCATTAGTATTTATTACTGACTGATACTTATTAATTAATTCTGGAAAATCTTCTATTTTGCACTCTTTACCCTCTTTGTTAACTAGTTTATAAGTTATATCTTTCTTTGAATATCTTTCAAGAAGTGTATATCTTTGCTTATTGATTAGTTTTTTTGTTTTAAAAACAACTGCAGTTAATCTTCCTCTTTCATATTCAAAATCAACTCTTGAACCATCATAATATTCAATAATTGGGTACTTACTTATCTCAGTATCAACAGACCATTTAAATGCTCCATCTCCGCATACTAGTGTCCCTACAACTGCATCTCTTAATAATGCTTTAGGATTATTTTCTTCTGCTATCTTGTTCCATTCTTCTTGTCTTTTACCAGCTTCTATTTTATCTAAATCATCTGTGGAAATGTCCGCTAGTGTATCAACAATCATTGATGGCAAGCCTGTATGTATTTTTCTTATATTCATACCTACAGTAGGCTTACTTCCCCAAAAGTGCTTATTGCCAAGTCTATCATTTAATTGTTCATACAATTGCTGTATTTCACTAGGGTCACCCCTGTACCAAATATTGTTGATAAATGCTTGGCTTTCGTAATTATTTAATTGTTCAATATCTATTTGTATTGAATCAGGACTTTTAATTTCTAACCAATTTCTTATCATATTTTTCATCCATCCCATCTTTTATCACTCTCCAGTGTCTGCATCTTTTATCATTTTTTTTATTAATTCCCAGTTACCTATTAATTTTTTAAATGGTAACCAAGCATATTGACAACCTTGTATATGATGATCATTTCCATCTTCAAGTTGTCCGTCTTCCGTATAACTGTACACATTTGTCTCGCTTATATAATCTTTACAAGTTTCTACAATTAAAAAATCCTCGGTATTTAACCAGGACTGCTCAAGTTGTACTCTTGTTAAGTTTTTTGTTTTTTTCCATGCACCTTCAAATATATAAATGCATCCAGTTTTACGTTTGTACTTTTTTGCTTCAGCTATTGTTCCAGCATCGGCGCTATCTATAAAAATGTATCTAGCAAATCCCCATTTACTTTTACATTTTTCAGCAAAATTAATTAATTTAGGTATAACATCGCTTGGTGCAAATGGTATTTCTCTATCTTTATTGTTGTATCCTTCTTCTTCTAATAAAATACATTTCCTATCTTCTGTTACTCCTACGAATTCAAATGTAAGTTTATCGTGTGATTTCTTTGAGTATGATGTATCACACCCTATCGCAAATCTTACAAACTTTCTCTTTTTCTTAGGCTCTATTTCTTTCCAGTCTTCAAACATTGCTTGTTTTTCACTTATTATGTGTTTTTCAGCAATTATGTTGAATACCAATCCTGTGGCTTTTCCTCTTAAACCTTGAATTTTATTCTTATATAACTTTGTTCCAACTGGTACAGATTCTATTATTTGTTTCTTTTTTTCTTCAGTTAAACTTAAATTATGATTAAATGTAAAATACCACCAAGTCCAATCAGCAACCTGTGGTTCGCTTAACATCTTTAACAACTCTATTGGTCCTTCATTTTTGTATTTGTCTATTGGCCTAGACTTATTAACAAATTCTTTATAACATTCTTTATTTGGATCATCTGGATTCATTGTGCATAATCTATAATCAGCTCTCATGAATGCTTCTCTTACAAATTCCATATCTGCTATATTAAATTCATCTATAAATAAACCATAAACTTGACCACCAAGAGCCTTTTTCCATCTTGCTTTATTGTCATACCCTAGTATATAAATTACTTTATTCCCATTTTGAGTATGAAATAATATGTGTGGAAGACTTATCTTACCTTTTCCATTAGGATTATATTCTACACAACCGCCTTCTTTATAATCCCCAAATATTTCAATTAAACCTTTATCAGAATTAATTATATTTTTTTCTATTGTTCCTAAATCTAGTCCAGCTATAATACTTGGTTTAGCGCCTTTAAAGTTTGCTATCTTAAACATAAATTTAGGGATACCTACAGTTGTCTTCCCAGCAAATGTAGTTCCTTCTAAGAACTCGGTGCTACAATCATATTTAAGAAAATCTAAATACTTTTCACTTAGTGGAAATTCATTATTCATCTTTTACACCTAGTTGTTTTGAAATTGAAGATAAAATCTCGGTCGCTTTTGGATTTTCAACTTTTATAGTTTCTGTAAACATCCCTAAGTATTTGCCCAAAAGTTCTAATGCTTTAACTTTATCATAAGTTTCAACTGAAACTCCGTTTCGAGTTTGCTTATAACTTGCTATTACCTTCTTTTCTTTTTCAGAAAGCAAATCAGTATCCATAAACTCAACACAAGATGTTTTTAAAGTTTTGTCTTTAGCTATTTCTATTTCTTTGCTAACAATTTTTGAAATTTTACTTCTGTCTGCAAATGCTATTGTCATCAATTCATTTACGATATCAGATACACTTACTATTGACTTTTCTTCTACTTTGTTTTGTAATTCCTTAATATAGTCTTGTATATTAGCATTTGTTAGCAGTCTACTGGCATTGGCTCTTGCGGTTTCTTCTTTTTTACAGTTTTTATAAACCTTTAAATATGCATTAGTACCATCCATTTTTAGTTTTATATATTCTTGACAAAACCTTTTTTGATTATTATTGAGCATATTAGTCATCACCTCGTATCTTTTCCCATATTTCATTTTTGTTAGTTGATAAAATACAAATAAATATAGTCCCAGCAAATGTTAACACTCCCATTACTATTGCTAATATTGATTCTTTCATTTTATCGACTTCCTTTCTATTCCATTTTTTTATTTTTAGACTTTTTCGGAATTAAAAAAACAACCGGTTAAGGTTGCTTCAACAAAATTAGAACATCTAGTATCTACAATAGATACCATAGAGCAAATACAAGTGCACTATAAACCATTTTTAAACTCACAAAGTCGATTTATTCATATTCACTCTATGCTACCTATTGTTATAGGTTAATTAATCCCTAAATAAGTAACACTGCTAATTAGCACCCTAGAAAGATACATCGGAGTTTTCCAAAGGACAATGGTAAAGAATATATCTCTCTAGGCTACTAATTGTAGCCACTAGGGATTTTGATGTAATAAATGAGTATTCATTTCTAATCGTACTCATTATACACATTATACCACTTTAAATCGGTCATTTACGGCCATCTTCACTTTTCACTATAAATTCTTCGTGCTTGTCTATCAGAAAAGTGTGTTAGTCTGCAAATTTGTTTCCAACTCATATGTTCTTCTTCTCTTAAGTAAGTAATGTATGCTTTTGAATCTCCGTTACATATGTTTTTAATCTTTTTTGCTAATCTAGTTTGATATGCTAATAATTTTTGTGTTAATTCTATAATGTTGTCATCATATTGTTCAGATTTGATCAGGTAATGTGTAAATTTATCAAAAGGTTGTCCACCTTGAACAATTATGTCTTTATATGTCATAGCACCTGGTTGTGATTTATTGAATTCTATTTTTTTCAATGTAAGATACATTTCTAGTTCGTCTTCTATTTCTTTTATCTTATATTTTAATTGTTTTATACTCAACTCTTCTATCATTTAAGCCACCACCTATCTCTGACATGTAAAATAACGCATTCTTTTATTAATCTTCTTATTATCTCTTTTCTTTTATTTAAAAATTCTTTATCTTCACTTTTTGACTTCAACAAACGAAATCTATGTGTATCATTCTTAAAACCAAATTCTAAATAGACTACGTTATCCTCTACATACTCTATTGTGTTTTGTGTAAACCTAAACCCCCTGTTCAATAGTTCTATCAACGACCTATCATAGTTTAGCCTGTACACATATATCACACTCCTATTAATTCTTTGATTTCTTCTTCAGTATATATTCTGTTTTTATATTTATTATTTAAGTGATTATTTGTCTTGTTAAGTTCTGCTAGTAAAAATTGTCTATTTTCGATGTTTAAAAGCTTATTTAGATTTAGATTTAAAGTCTTAGATAGTTCCATATCGTTTTTAATTTTCCTTCTGTCTTTTCTTACATTTTTAAGTTCTTTGACAATTCTATAACAAGCCTTAGTATCTAATTTCTCACTTTCTATAAGATGTAATAAATCACTTATTCTATAATCTACTGCTTGCAAATTAGTACTTAAGTTATTTGTATAAGATTGTAATTCATTCATTAGCTCAGATATTTCTTTTACCTTTTCTATTATTTCCACATTTATTTATTCCTCCTATCCTTTCCATATAGCATTAAATCTATGTATCTTTCTGATATATAACCCGCAACATCTTTATAAGGAACTTCTCGTATTATTCTATCATCTATTAATATACCATATTCTTTACCATCTTTTTTAAATACAAACATAGTTTGCGATATATTATTGTCAATATTATCATGGAAAGAAATGCTATCAAATTTGAATATATTTTTTAATATAAAACATATTTCTTCTTTTTTTATCATATCTATTCTCCTACTTTCTCTACTAAATCTGCTTTTATTAAGTCATATAATATGTCTAATATTTGAATAGCATTTGCTTGTATTCTCCTATCTTCCCATATATAGATATCTTCTTGATAATATTTTCCTTTTTTATATGTTTTTATCATAGCCCAACCATCAGGAAAGTTTGAATTATAATTAAGTTTAAATCCGAACATTTCTAATTCTTTTAAATCTACATTATCTTTAATCTTTAACATTACTATCACCCAACTTATAAAATTCTAAAAATTTATCGTGGTCATAATCAATTAAATCAAATGTATATATGTTTAAATCTAATATTTGTTGTGCTGTTAAAGTGGTATTACAATTTCCCATCATTAATTGAATAGAACCATTTACTGCTTGATATATTTTAAAATAGCCCTTACGTTTTCCATCTTTTGTTTCATAACAATATTTATTCATTACTTTCACTTCCTTGTTCTATTTCTTGCATCTTTTCAATTAATGGTAATATGTCATCATTAAACGATAGGCAATTTCCCCATTCATTCTTGTTGTATTTTGTAAAAGTTAACTGCCTTATTTTTATTAAATCTTCTTTTAACTTATTCCAATTATCCTTTAGTTGTTTATTTTTTTGTTCTAAATTTTTAATTTCGCTTAAAACAACTTCTTTTGCTATTGCTTGGCTTTCATTTTTTACTTCTAGTCCTGCTACTATATTAAAACAGGTTTTAAAAAAGTCTTTTTCTTTACTCATTCTGACACCTCATTCAATATCTTTTTTATTAAGCCATTTATAAAATTTGTCTAAATCATCTTTAGTTTCAACTCTAAATGACTTATCTTTTCCACTCTGTCTAGTTTTTAAATAAAATATAATTCCATCTCTAGTATCTAAAGTAAACCATAATTTAAAATCTAAATATTTAGGCATTTTCCTGTTTTCCATTGCAGAATATTGTTTCCAAGAATTATGTTCCATTACATAATCAATTAAATCTTTTAAATCTTGACTATTCATTCTGATACCTCTTTTAAAATTTCTAATGGCTTTTTTAATATTTTCCCATTAATAGTACACATATCAAATTCATTGATTATATTTCTTATACATCTCGCTACAACTTCTCTTTCGTAATCTGATAATTCCTTTTTAGTAACTATGCTTAAATCACAGTTGTAATCAAATTCAGTGTTGCTATAATTATGATTTGCTTTTCTAGGAACTCTTACATAATCTATAAAAAACTCTATTTCATTATCATTAATTTTTATTTTTTTCATCACTATCACTTCCTTGTTCTAGTTCTTGCATTTTATTTATTATTTTAGCTATTATAACTTCAAAAGGTAATTTATCATTATAAAAATATAATGTTGGTTCTTGTTTTATATATTCTTTTAATTTATTCCAATTATCTACTTGTTTTTCATATTTAAAAGCCCATTGTAAATCACAATCCAATTTTTCTTTTAGTTGTTTATTTTCTTGCAGTAATTCGTCAGTTAAGCTATCATATTTATTTGCTATACATTTGGCTCTTTCTTCCGAAAGTTCAAATTCGTAAGTTGATTTTTTGTTATATGATATATAAGCATGGTTTTTTAAGTATTCATACATTTTATTCATTCTGACACCTACCATTTCATCTTATCTTTTAGGTAATTTTTTTCAAACTTTCTACCCTTTGTCATTTGTGTAAATATGTCTATTATATCTCTCAATAATTGATAACAATGTATGATGTCGCAGTCTTCTGTCTTTGCATATTCATCATAAAGTACTTCTCTATACAATTTACTTATTTCTTCAAAGTTTAATTCTTCTTGTAATTTATGTTTATATTCATATATTTTATCTATGTTCATTCGGATACCTCTTTTAATATATCTAATGGTTTTCTTAATATTTTCCCATTAATAGTACACATATCAAATTCAGTTAATGGTTCTATTATTTCTATTACTTTATCTATTACTTCTTTTTGCTTTTTATTTTCTTTTAATAATTCATCATAAGTAGGAACTTTATTTAGTCTATCAATAGCACTCATTAAATCATCAACATTAATACTATTCATAGTACTTATTGGATTAATTGTTTCTACTTTAGAAAGTTCCATAATTGCTTTTAAAAATTCTTCTTTATTCATTCTGATACCTCTTTTAATAAATCTTCAACAATTTCTAAATAAGATAATAAACAACTCTTTGATAATATATTGTCATCTCGATTATTATTTAATATATTTCTTGTTTCTTTTGCTTCATTGAGTATTCTATCAATTAATTCTTTTTGTTTTTTACATTGTTGTTCTAATTCTTCTACATAATCAACTATATTTTTAACCATACTTTCACTTATTGTTTGGTCTCCTGAATAAGATATTCCTGTTGGAGTTGCAATATCATTTAACCATTCTTTAATTACTTTTACATTCATAATTATTTCTCCTTATCATTACTTATTTTGAAAAAATCATTTCTTTCTCTTTGTGTCATTTCAGCAAGATTAATACATAAATCTGATACCACTCTCATTATGTACGTTCTTTCATTGCAATATCTATTATCTAATTCATATTTTGTATGATAAGCACTATTATCAAGTTGTATAGTATATTTGCTCCAATATTCTTTAGGCTCTGTTTTATATACACTAACTCTCACATTATCTTTGACATATTCTTCAACTGTTTCTTTTATTGCTTTTATAAAAATATCATTTTCCATAATAATTATTTCTCCTTTAACTTGTTAATTTCATCTATTATTTCATTTTGTGTTTCAGCCAAAACTCTAATATATCCTTTTAAATCTTCTTCAGTGCATTTCACAATGTCTTCTAAAGCAAATTTATTCCATTTTTCTATCTTCTTTGGCTCTTCTAGGATTTCTACTTCATAATTTAATGCTTCACTATACGAACACCAATAAATGTTTCGCTGTGCTTTTTCATCACTTAAATAAGTATAACCATTAAATATAAAATCACATTGAAATTTTTTTATGTGTATTTTATTTGGTACTTCTTCACCATTTGCTATTTTATTTAATAAATCTATTATTTTCATATCTATTCTCCCTTCTTAATGATGTCTTGGTCAGTCATAATTACTTTTGCATTAACTTCTAAAAGTTTGTAACTTTCTTCTGTTACTCCAAAAGTATTAGGTTTCCACATATATTTTTCTTGAAATATTTTTTCCATTTCTTTTCGGTCATCTCCTAATTTGACAAAGCCTTGTATATCTCCTAGCCAATATTCCGCTATTAAATAAAATTGCTTATCAAAATTCAATTTCACGTTTATCTCCTAATCAAATATTGTTAATTGTTTATCTGTGTTAACTAACATTTCTTCTTTTGCTTTCTTTACAAACTCTTTCTTTATTTCAAAACCATAGCAACTTCTATTAAATTCCATGCAAGCCCTTAAGGTACTACCACTTCCAGCCACTGGGTCAATTACTACATCTCCTTCATCTGTAAAAATCTTTATTAGTTGTTTAAGCAAATTTACTGGCTTTTGAGTGGGATGTATTTTCGGTATGTCTTTACCATCACGTTTCCACTCAAACCAATTAAATATCATATGGTTTTTACCAAATTCATTTACATTGTTAAATTTAGGCAACTTTTCTCTATAAAGAACTACTGCATATTCTGTTGCTCCCACTATTTTCATATTTGCCTTTAAAACTTGGCTTGAATAATTTTTGATAAATACTAATGGATAACTTTTCATAAGACCATGTTTTTTTCCTTGCTCTATTACCATAGGTATTTGTTCAAAAGCACAAAACACTATCATTGCAGGTGCATTACTACTTTTTCCTCTTTCTCCAGCCTTTTTAGGTTCTTTATTTAAATATCTAGTACAGAAATCAAAGAAGTTGTTTATTCTGAAATCGTTATCAGTGTCAAAAAAGCTTTTACCAGCAAGTTTACTTTCTCCATTTTTATTGTCCCCATCAACGTACCATTGCGGATTACTTGCATATGCATTATTTCCAAGATTATATGGTATATCTGCTATTATAAGCTGTGCATGTGGTATATTGTAAGTTTTCGCATTTTCAAAATGATCATTATAAAGTTCAACCTTAGTTCTTTTTACATATTGTTCATTCATACTTCCATCCTTTCTAGCTTCTGCTGATACTTTTGTACAGAGCCTTTTACAGGTCTAGCAGAAGACCTTTTTAGGGTGTTAGGTCTTCTACCGGATTTAATCTTTTTAACAGCGTATTTATCAGTCATACTTTCTGCTAATTTTTGTTTTAGTTCTTCTATCTCTTTATCTTTAGCATTAAGATCATTAGTTAACTGATTTATTTTTTTAGTAAAACCACCTTTTGCAGTTTTCAAGGATACTACTTCTTTTTGCATTTTTGATAGCTTATCTTGAAGTTCATCCACAAGTTCAGAACTCCTTTCAAAATCAAATGTCAATTTATCAACCTTGTCCATTAAATCTTCTTTTTCTTCTACTAGTTCTTGGTATTGACTTTCTCCAATTTCAAGTTTGCCTTTCAATTCTCTAATTACTCCATTTAATTCACTACATTTTGATTTCATGTATTTGTAATCTGATTTATAAAATAATTTAATTCTCACTTTCTCTCAACCTCATTTCGTCAACGTAATTATCTACATCTTCTTCTGTATTCTCTTCTTCCTTTGGTTTCAAATACTCATCGTAACCTGGATAGTAACTTTCTAAATTCTTTGTTTCCATATTAGTTCCTTAAAATGGTAGATCTTCATCACTAAGTGAAACTTGTTCTCCAAATTCCGCGAATGGGTCTGATACTGGTTCTTCTTTCTTTTCTTCAACAGGTGTATATGATGGTGTTTCAGTACGAACTGTATAATCTGCTTCCGGTATTGTATAACCACTGCCATTAGATTTTGTATCTAGAAATTCCACTCTATTAGCTATTACATAAGTTTCATAAATCTTAGTACCATCTTCTTTTTCATAATTTCTTGTTTTTATTCTACCATTTACTCCTACTAAACTTCCTTTCTTACAATATTTAGCTAAATTCTCTGCTTGTTTTTCATAAACACAGATTTTTGGAAAGTCTGCCGGTTTGTCTTCTCCATTTTCATTTTTTCCGTTGTTAATTGCTATAAACATTGATGTAGCAACCATTCCACTTTCTGTAGTTTTTAACTCAATATCCTTTGTTATTCTTCCTATTAAATTTACACTATTCATAATCTTTCTCCTATTCTTCTACTACTAGTAAGTTATCTTCATTAATTACTAGTTTTAAATTTCCTTTCAATTTTAATTTTTTATATATTCTTGAAGTTTCTACAAGTTGGTCAATAGCACGTTTTCTAAAGTCTTTAGCACATCTTATAAGTATCTCTTCATTTGTTGTTGCTATGTAGCCTTTATTTGAATGAGCTATAAACTTACTTGCTTTATCTTCATAATAAAGTGCGTTATTTGCTTTGACAGCGTGTCTAAATGTTCTTTCGTTCATTTCAATGCCGTTATCTTTAAGTTCCTTTAACAGAATATCTTTCGTTTTCCAGTCCCCCATGTCACACAACTCATATAACATTTTTTTACCTACCTTCCATAAATTTCAATAATTCAATTTCTTGTGGTGTCATAGTACTTATTCCACATTCATGACACTCGCTTATTAAACCATCCAATAACCCTCTGAATTCGTTTTTATTCATATCACTAGACCTTTTATAAACTAAATAACTTTTGAACGTATTACCATTGCTTTTATAAGTACTTTGCAAGTCGTAATACGGAAAGTAATCATTGATGTTTACTTGAGATAACATGCTTAAGTAATCACGTGGTGCATATCTTTTAATCAGCTCAGCATGAAGTTCATCTTTGCTTGTATTTAACTTACTAGCTAATTCAGTTACTAGAACCCAATAGTATGAATTCATGCTTTTAGTTCTCTTTTCGCTAAAGGGCTCTATCTTAACATCGTAGACTTTATCCTGGTCTAGATTAGATACTTCAATTAGTAATTTGTTCTTCTTGAATAGTCCTTTCATTCTCTCCCTCCATATACTTTTTAACGAGTTCTAAAGCCATTTGTTCATTTATTGGTAAATTTACATACTTTCTTACATTTTCTCTTAAATGAAGTCCTTTTAATGCCTTAATTTCAATTCCATAGCATTGTTGATATCCAATTCTGTAAAGGTTAAGTTGATATGCTAAGTATTCTTTATCAAGTACCGATGTTCTTTTTATATCTCCTAAAGCTGTATCTCCATTTTCTAGCTTTAATACTAAGTCTAACCGACCGGCTGCTATTGGTTCATTATCTTGAAATAAAATAATCGGTACTTCATTGTCTAAGCATTCAAAGTTGTAATGTTTTTTTAAGAATTTGTAATTTTTTAATTCTGGAATATTGATATCAATTCCTAACTTCTCATAGTTCTCAATGCTCTCGTGAACTTCAGTTCCTTTCTTAGCCGCATTATCTAGTACTTCTTTTGATATTCCATTGTATTTGTTCCCAAACTTAACTTTCAGTATCTGTGTGATACTGGGAACACACACCCCATCAACTAAGTACTGGTGTATTTCGTCTATATATTCAAGTGTATGTCCTTTTATCTCCCAAGTATCCATACTAGCTAAACATCTCCTTGTATTTTTTTACACATTTTTTTATACCTATATTTTCACTAAAACCTGTGCTAGGTATATAGCATTTACCAGTCCAACTCCAAAAGCTCATAACAACTTTTTTATCTTTGTATAAGTTAAAGTGACCATTTTCAGCATTGCATAATTTATAACTTACATTATTTTCTTCAAATTGTTTTATCGCATATTCTATTCTTTCATCATAATGTTCTGTTCTTAATTTTTGATTTTGTTCTTTTAATATTGGAGAAACATCTCTCCAATACTCTGCTAATGTGTCATCATCCATAGTTATTTTACCTTTACTCTGATAGAACTTTTAACTGGAGAAAACTTGACATATTCATCGTATAAGTCTGAATTTTCTTCTCTAAATTTTTTACTATCAAATGTTTCTTTTTCTGATGGTGCAATGTAAGTTATCGTTAAATCATCAGTTTCAAGTTTAAGTATATTTTTGCTTTCCATTTCGCTTAAAATGTTTTGTTTTAATTCCTCTTCTTTTTCTTTTATTTCTTTAATTGCTTTTTCAAACTCTGCTACTTTCTTAGATACTTCAGTATCTAATATTCCTATTTCATTTTCAACTTTAATTAATTCCATTTTCTTTTTCCTTTCTCTTTTCGTTAACTTTCTTAATTATTTCACTTGCTTTAATCATTGACATATCTTGCAGTTTTTCAAGTCCATTAGCCACTAACAATTTTTCTAAGTTATCACCTGCGTAAATTTGAGCAATGGTTTTTATTTGTGTTGGTGTGATTTTTATATCAGTTCCTGTAGTTTTATTCTCTATCTTTTTAGCAGTTTCTTTAACTCCCTCATCTTCAGTTCTTTTTAAAAATTCGTCACTTTCGCTATCACTGTATATTCCTGAATAAGCTATCTTACTATTTTTTAAAATTACCCTATCCATACATCTTTTTAAAGCCATAGCGTAAGGATAATCATTTTTACAATTACTTTTACTTACTTCTCCTACTTCATAAATTCCTTGTTCGGGACAATTGTAAGCAAATACCAATGAGTTGTTAAAACCATCTTTGTCTATAGTCACACACTCAGGTTTAAATTTTAATTTTTCTTCTAATACATCATTTACTTTTAAACAGCCATCGTGACTTATAATTAATCCACTATACATTGCTTTGGTTTTATTAGCATAAGTGTTAACTAATATCCAAAAATCACTTGCTTTAAGTATTCCTTTAAATTTAGCACTTTCTAATAATTCGACGGCTTTGTTTTTTGCTTCTTTGTATTTTGGTGTATGATATTCAACTGGTATTTTTTGACCATTTATATTTTCTGTTTCTTTTTCGCCAAAATCATACTTATCCTTTTCCTTTGCTTTCATTAGTCCTCCATAAACTTTTTAATACTATTTAATAAGTCTTTTAAATCCTTTTCAAATTCTTTATCTTTCTTCTTTTCTCTTGCAAAACTTGCAGTCTCTATACCACATTTCACTGCATGTATTAATTCATTTTCGGTCATAATTTTATTGGTGTATATATTCCCTACTAACGTACTAAATAAAGCAATTAAATTAAACTTCCTTCCTAAAGTAAAGCATTCATTTTCACTTATAACTATTAATGCCTCTTCTGTATTTTCTAAAATTTCATTAATTTCATTTCTATTAATTTTGATTTGTTTTTGTAATTCCTTAACATAATTTTCTTTGTTTGTTTCAATTTCTTTTTTCATATTTTCTATCTCCTATCTTTCTTCTATATTTTTCTTTGCCCACCATTCGCAAATATCAATTGGAATTCTTGTTCCAGGATTTTCTTTTGCGTAAAATGAGTTTAATATTGCTATCTTTTCAGCACCTGTTACTATTTTCAATAACATCTTTAAAAATTTATCATAAACTTGTTGAAAATCTTCTTCTTTCATAGCCATAAGGTTTTCATACTTTTCTTTCGTGAATTCTTTGTTGAAGTATTTCTCGGTTCTTGATTTAATGTAATCTACACTTCTATGTCTAGCTTCATGTAAGTTCATGGCTTCATGATAAAATATTCTTCCACACCAACCGCACTTTTCAGTGATTATTCTTTTCTTGGTTTCTTCCTTAGATTCGTAAATAAATATCTCAAGCTTGGGTGGTATTGTTTTGTAGCCATTCTTTTTATGTTCTTCGTATTTTAATTCTGCTACTTCTTTCTTAAGTTTCATAAGTTGGTCTCGCCAAACTTGGTATTCATCCGGTGTTAAGTCAAACTTTGCATAGTCTTTTTTGATTTGCTGAATAAACTCCATTACTTCGTCATTACTCATTTGATATCCTCCCATCTCTTTTGATTTAAGAAAGTTGATGGATAAGGAATGTATTGTGAGTTTTCCCATTGTTTGTCGTTCTTAAAGAATGCTATTGCTAGTAATATTTGTTTTCTTGTTTCTTCACTCGGTGGATGTTTTAAATACCATTTTTTCGTTTCTTCTTTATTTCGTTTCTTTGGGTATGATTTCCAAAATTCTTCAAAGCAATAGAGACTATATATTTCTAATATTTTTTTATCTTTTCTAAAAGTTTTTCTAAATTCTATAAATTTACTATCTTTTAAAATTTCTATATTAGCTTTTATTTTATTTAATTCTTTTTCTTCTAGTTCTAATATATTATCTACATTATTATTAACATATACATTTACATTTACATCTGATGTTGTTTTGCTTTCGCTGTCGCTCTCGCTTTGAATTTCGGTTTTGTTTTCGGTTTTTCTAGGTCTACCACCTTTGCTACCATTAACAACCTTAGATTTGTACGATTTTATGGGCTTTGATATGTTTTCCCATATAATTTCTTCGTATGAATTTTCTTCAAATTTAGGTTTTTCTTCTTTGAAATAAAAGTCCAATAATTTGCCAAGAAAATCATTTCTTTTTTCTTTTGGTTTAATAGTGTCAATTAACCTAAATATTTCTAAATATAATGTAAAATTTTTTGGTGTCATACTTTTTCCCTTTCCCTAGTTTTTAACCAATACCCCATTTGATTTTTTCTATAAAAAATGTTATAATTTTCTACAGAAAGATTTGTGTTTGTCTTTCTTTTTTTATGCTCCTAAAATTTGAATACAATATATTCTAGCAAGTACTGCCACAACTATATAGTAGCCTATTAAGAAACCTTCATTTTTCATAAATTCAATTACTTTTTTCTTATTAGTTTTCATTCTTTCTCACTCCTTTTATATTCCCATTTTCTTAATAACTAATTTTGTTTGAGCTAATAGTGGTCTTGAATTTGGAACAAACATATTACGTTTTTCCATTTCTTCACGCATCTGCTTAATTACTTTAATACAGTTGTTTTTTCCCAGCTCAGGTATAAGTATTTTTAAATCTTGAGGTGTTATATACAACTGCTCTAATATTTCTTCTTTTGTTTTCATCGTTTCTCCTTTCTGTCTTACCAGGACTTATTATTGATTTTTTCTTTGTTCTCCTTTACAATATTTGTGAAAGGAGATGTTTTTGTTGAACTATTTAAAACTTACTATTTACATATTTATATTAAAAGTTTTATATAATTTTCTATATTGGCTATATGGCTATTTTTTACGATACAAATGGGTTTCTTATTTCAATACTAATAATAAAAATTTAATGGGATATAATTTTCAGATTATTGAATATTTAAATAAAATACCTTACGAATCGATAATCGATGATGTGTATGATATTTCAGATAGAAAATATATCGAAGAACTTTTTATAAAGTCTCATGGTTACTATAAATATTTATTTCTTCAAAATTTTAATCCATTTTATTGGATAAATATTGTCATATTCTTTCCTCAGAAAATAGTCAATTATTTAGGATTAAGATTTAAAAGAAAGACAATTCATTTTTTAAATATATTCTATTGGATATTTTCAGTAACTTTCGCTATTTATAATGATGAAATAACCACATTCATTAAAAACTTAATAAAATTAATTTTTAAATATTTTACAAAAGAATGATTTTAATTTTTCATTTCTTTTTTTTATTAATTTATTTTGCTTTTTTAATTCATCAATCATCATATTGTTAAAACTAGTTGATATAAAACTAAGAATTAAATCTATTAATAAAATATTTTTGATAAGTTCTAATAGTATTTTAAAAATCATTTCCTACTCTCCTATCTCCTTTCTTTTCGTCTTACCAGGACTATTATGCTTTTTTCCTTTATTCTCCTTTTTCTTGTAATTCACCATTTTGGTGAGTTGTGGGTAAAAAAATATCATCTACTTTTAAATTAAAATACTCTGCTATTTTAAACATTTCGTCACCATTAAATTTAGTTTTACCAAGTTCTTTTGAACCATATTGTTTAGTAGTTATGCCTAATAACTGTGCTAATTCATTTTGTGTAATCTTTTGTTCTTTTCTCAAAAGTATTAATTTATTTTGCAATTTTTACACTCTCCTTTCCTATTGCACTTTCATTTTATCACCGTTTTGGTACATAGTCAACACTTTTTTTACTTATTTACAACTTTTTCTTCCATTTCGGTGTTTTTTGTGCTATTATATTAATGAAAGGGGAATTAATATGGATATAAACAAATACATAGGTAACAAAATAAGAGAATTGAGAGAAAGAAAAAATCTTACTCAAGAAGATTTAGCAGAATATTTAAATACAACATCTCAAACCATATCTAGATATGAAATAGGAGACAGAAAAACTAATCAAGACATTTTATTTAAATTAGCGGAATATTTTAAAATTTCTATTAACGATTTTTTTCCACCATTATCTTTTGATAATGCAACATTAGTAGAAATACCAAGTGATACTGTGCAAATACCAGTTTTAGGCTCAATTAAGGCTGGTATAGCAATAGAAGCACAGCAAGATATATTAGAATATGTAGACATACCAAAAGACTGGCTGAAAGGAAATAAAAAGTTCTATGGACTGAAAATCAGTGGAGATAGTATGTACCCAAAATATGATGAAAATGATATAGTTATATTTGAACATACAGAAGACTACATACTAGCAAATAATAAAGACTGTGCTGTAATGGTTAATGGCTTTGACGCTACATTTAAGAATGTAACTATCACTGAAAGTGGTATAACATTAGTGCCTTTTAATTTAAACAATAGTGATGGCTATAAACCTACTTTTTATAGTAAGGAACAAATATCAGAGTTACCTGTCAAAATCGTAGGTATTGCTAGAGAAAAAAGGACTAGATTATGAAATTTATAATATATTTGTTTTTATGGCCATTTGTAATAGTTAGTTATATACTAAAAGAATTACTTTTTCTCATAAATAAGTTAAAATCTAATAGTAAGCAAAGTTACTATGACACTTTACTTGATGATGATTTAACAAAAGTTTTAAAAAGAGATGGAAAGTTCAGAAGAAAGTATAAACGATCTTTGGTGTCTGTAACATCTCATGATGGATCATGCCCAATATGTCAAAAATGGGAAAATAAAATTTTAATAGATGACATATATTCTGAAGGAAATATAAAAGAAGGAAATTATATTTTATTAAGTGATGCCATAGAGAATGGTTTATTTCATAAAGGATGCAGACATGGATTAACAACTTATTTTCCAGAGGCTGATGATATAGAAGATTATTTTGATGAAGAATACAAAAACGATATAAATTATATAAGCAATAAAAAATAAAATAAGTAGTCTATTGAATAAAAGATAATTTACTTAATTTTTT